ACCACGCAACCCAGGGCTTCACGCCGATGAAGCTGTGCGGTCCCATTGCCTCCGGGTCGTACACCCACGCGTCGTAGTGCGTAAGGATGATGTCGGCGTTGTGGTGTATGGCGTGGGGGCCGATGACGTCAACGCTGTGAGGCGCCTGCCCTTTCGGGTAGAGCGGTATCTCGGCGACACGTCCCGGCCACGTCAGGACGTTACTTTCCACGCCCCAGTTACAGCCGATGGCGATGTCGTGTCCCAACTCCTGTAACCGTGGAACAGCGAGTTTCGTCTGGACGCCGTACCCACTCGGCGCGAACGGCGCGTTACTCGCCCAGAGGATCCTCACTGCCCTGCTGCCGTGATGGCCTTGATGAGCGCCGCCTTGTTCGGGAGACCACTCGGATTGTCGACGCCGACTTCTTCGGCGACGGACTCGAGCTGCCGACGAGTCATGTGCTCATACTCCGGCTCGTCTGCTGGTGCTAACTCCGGCTCCGGCTCAACCGGCTCCGGCTCCTTGATCTTAGCGGGCGCCACCGGGCCACGTTCCGAATCGAAATGCACCTCGTCTTGATCCGCGACCGGCGTGAAGTAGTCTGGGTGCATCTCCAAGAGGATATGCCCCTCACGTACCCGCGTCACACCCTCATGGATCGTCTCAGACACATACGCGCTAGAAAACGTTTCCGTCGCGACGTAGATCTTACCTGGCATTGGTATACCTCTCTTCCGGGGAATGTCGAGAGAGCAGGCGGGGCCATCCCCGGAACACACCGCCCACTCTCCCAACGCGTGCGCATCAGCCTAACTCAGCGATGCCATTCGTGACGGAGGCGGAGGCGACCCTTGTGTGTTACACGGGTTTGGCATGCAACCGTCCCGTTGTTGATGACAAGCGGAAGCGCCGGGCGCGGGGCCGCCCGGCATTTCCTGGGGTCCACCCTGATCTACAGGGTAGCGAGGTACTTGAACGCTGCGGGCACCGCCACGACGGCCGTGTTCCGCCACCAAGCCATCATGCCACGCTGACCGGTCGGCAGACCGCCCTGGAGGATGATGGGGACGAGCTCGATCGACATGCCAACGCGATCCACGATGACGTAGCCTCGGCTGAAATCGCCGAAGATCATCTCGTTCGTCGCCGACGTCAGTGCCGTGCCGAGCGTGCTGGCTTCCATCGCCGGGTAACCCAGCAGAGTCGAGCCAATGTTGCCAGGAGTCGGCACCTGATTTGCGAGGCCGAGGCGGAAGTTATCCACCCACAAGCTCGCACCACCAGCGGTGTCGAACTGGCGGACCTTCTGGTAGATGAAGCGACTACCGACGAAGGTTGCGCGGGGGCGCCAACGAGGAGCGAGTGCGGCCTCGATGGCATACACGTCACCGATCGCGAACGCGGCCGTACCGACAGTCTGGACGCGGTTAGCGGTCGTTGCGCCAGTGATGACGCCCTGCGGCTCGGTCGTGCCTGAGCCGTTTGTGAACTTGATTGCCTCGACGTCGTCCTTCGCGTCTGCGAAGAGCTGCGCCATTTCACTGCCGAGCGCCGCCCAGTCACCCTCGATCTCGAAGGAGTACGGGACGAACGCCGAGCACCGCTGCACGGTTGCGACGGGCTGCGTGAGCACCGGGCTGTTATCCGATACGGTGCCGCCTTCAACCTGATACGTAGCGGTGATGGCACCCGCCGTGACGCCTTCCCAGGTGTTCGCACCGGTGATGGTGACGACACGAGCGATGGCGCGGTACGGGTTGACGCTGAAGTTCGAGCTGTGGATCAGCGTCGGGTCTAGCGCGAACGGGACGGCGAAGCCGCCACCTGCGCCAGCGGTGGAAAGCGCACGCTGCTGCTCAGGATTCAGCGGGTCGCCCTGGAGCGCCTTGCCGAACGCCTGTGCGTACGTCTTGCTGCCAGTCGTCAGGATGCGATGCGCGATCTCGCCGTGCCCATCGTTGTCAACCATCCGCTGGAGGTGCTCCTGCTGCTCTTCGACCTTGACGTGACGCGACTGGCTCCGCAGGTTCTCGATCGCCCGCATCGCGTTGTCACGGAACATGCCCACCTGCTGCTCGCGCGTACCAGCGCGATTGTAGATGGCATCCACGTCGTAGATCTCTGCGTCGGTCCGGGTCACGGCGATGCCGAAAGTAGATCCGGCTTCCGTGTTCTCGTCGCGACTCATGAGCTCACGCACGCGCTCCTCACGACGCCTGAGCTGCGTGATGACCTCAGCCTCAGTGTCGATCTCTTCGTTGAGCGCGTTCCACTCCTCCTTGACTTCGTCAGGGAGGGTATCCCCTGCGTACTCCTCGTCGATAGCAGCGACTCGTGCACGAAGCTCGGCTTCGTGTTCGACGTGCTCCGCGAGGCTCCTCAGATTCGCCATGATGGCTCATCCTCCGGCTCGTTGTTTACATCAGGCTCGCGGGCCGCCGAACTAAGGTGAGCTACCGGATCGTCATCAGGCGGCTCGGGCTTATCGTCGGTGGGTGCGTTCGAGTCCTCTTCAGACTCGTCGGGGACTGGTGCTTCGGCCTCAGGATCGAGGCTCTTCAACGCCTCGTCCAACGTTAGCACAGAATCAGCCATGCCAAGGGCTACGGCTTCATCGGCCAGGATCATGCGACCCTCACCGTAGGACGCTTCCACGTCCTTTGCCGTGATGCCGCGTCCTTCGGCGACGGCTTCTACGAACATCTGGTAGTACGAGTCGACCTTCGCTTGCATGTCCTTCTCGGCCTCGGGGCTGAGCGGCTCGTACGGGTTCCCGTCTGTCTTGTACTTACCGGCACTGACGAACGTCTTCTTGACGCCGTCCATCGCCAGCTTCTCGCTGATGTCGCTGTGGCATGAGTAGACGCCGATGCTGCCTACTTCGCCGCTCGGGGTGATGATGATCTTGTCGCACGCGCTGGCGAGCCAGTACGCGGCGCTGGCGGCCATCGTGTTGACCATCGCGACGATCGGCTTCTGGCCGCGTGCCTCGCGGATGGCGTCGGCGAACTCGGGGATCAGGTCTACCGAGCCACCGGGACTGTCGATGTTGAACAGGACGGCCTTGACGTTGTCGTCCTTGAGGGCCATGTTGAAGTCGGCCTGGAGGTCCTCAACGTTGCAGCCACGCGACGAGGCGTTGCTCATCGCGCCGCCGTGGGGCATGATGCTGCCGCAGATGTCGATGATCTCGACGCTGCCAGCCATCGTGTCTTCAACGATCGTTTCGGGGATGCTGTCCATGCCGCGCTGACTGATGCGCTCGTCGATTTCGGCCTGCGTGGGGCGGTACCCGGCGCGGCGCTCGGCCATGATGTTCAGGTAGACCTCGAGCATGCCGGGGTGGACGGCCCAGACGCTATCGCCCAGCACCTGATAGCTGCGCTTGTAGAGCCGCTCCACCTGCTGCTCACGCGTCGTCTCGGTGTCTTCACGCACGGCCTCAACCTCCTCCTCGGGTGCCTCCGGCTCCTCGCGTACCGACTGTACGGTGATGGGTAGCATGACGTAGCCGGTCGGTGCGGTGTAGGTGATGCCGCCGATGCTGTACGTGTACGTGTTGGCGCTCGCATTGTACGAGGCGGAGCTCGTTGCGGTGAGGCCAAACCCGGCGTCGGCAAACCCGGCGTCAGGTGCAGCCCTCTGGAAGTCGTCCTGCACCTCAGCAACCTCGTCCTCGGCTTCCTGCGCGGCGCGTAGGTGCCGCTCCTCCAGGAAGATGCTGATGTTCTCGACGTGCTCCTGCTTATCACGCAGCGACTCTTGCGCTTCAGCGAACTCGTCTAGCGCCTGCTTGATCGCCTGCGGGTTGTAGTAGTCCGTTAGGCTTCGCACGCCAGCCGTAGTATCAAGATACGCCGGGAACAGGACGAGGCTGAACTCAGTCACATTCGCCTCAAGCACCGTCCGCTCCGCGATGCCCTTCGGATTGTGGAAGCTGATGCCCGGATTCCTGATGAAGTCGTCACGCGGGGCGCTGAATCGGAAGCTCGCGCCGTAGTGACCACTCGCAATGGCAGGTAGAATCTCCTTGACGTACAGCGTATCGTACAGGCTGACCTCGTAGTACGCACCCGTCGCGTCCTCGCACAGTTCTGCCACGTCACCGAGCGGCTTCTTCCAGATGCTCGGATCCTGGCCGTGCTCGAGGAGGGGCGGGATGGAACCCTTCTTCGCGTTGAAGGTACGCTTGAACGATCCCGGAGCGAATCGCTCCAAGAAGTGTCCCTCGAATCGTGAGTTGATCTCAGTCCACACGTTGAACACACTGAAGTGTCCGAATAGCGTAGGCCGAGCACTGTCAG